GTAGATCGTCGGCAGCGTCAGATGTGTATAAGAGACAGGTCGTATGTCTCGTAAACAACGAAAGGTAATAAAATGGACAATCAAGAATGGAGTAAAGTAGAAATTAAAGCTTCAGAAGAACCAAAAGTAGAATATGAAGTAGAAGGTGAAGAAGATGAAAAAGTTGAAACTCCTTCGCCTATTGAAGCAAAAGAGGAAGTTAAATCAGAGGAAGCTCCCAAAGAAGACTCTCCACCAGAACTTGAAGGCGTAGATACTAAAGGAGCTCAAAAAAGAATACGTCAATTAGTTAAGCAACGTAAAGAAAGAGATGAAAAACTTGCTGAACTAATGAGACAAAATGAAGAGTTAAGTAGTAAATTACAAAATACAGAGCATCAATTTAATACTGTTAGTAAATTAAATTTAAATGCAAGTGAAAAACAAATAACAGATAAGTTAGAACTTGCAAGAAATGCTTATAAGTCTGCTCACGAAGAAGGTGACTCAGCTAAGATACTACAAGCTCAAGAGTTTTTGAACGAAGCACAAAATGATTTAAAATCATTGACTGCTACAAAACAACAATTTGAACAACAACCTGTACAACAACAACAAGTACAGCAACCACAATATCAACCCCAACCTACTCCTGATCCAAGAGCAGCAGAATGGGCACAAAAGAATGAGTGGTTTGGTTCAGATCAAGTTATGACTGCAGCATCTTTAGCAATAGATGGTCAGTTAAAAGAAGAAGGTTATAATCCTACAGATCCAGAGTATTATACTGAAATAGATCGTAGGTTAAAAGAAACATTTCCTCATAAGTTTGCAGCACAAGCTGCTACAGGTGGGGAAGTTCGCCAGCAGGTAGAAGCGTCAACACCTGCTCAAGTGGTTGCTGGAGCATCTCGCAGCTCTCCAGGTTCCAGTAAAAAGGTTAAGCTGTCAAAAGAAGATATTAGACTAGCTAACAAATGGAATATAACACTTGAACAGTATGCTCAAGAAAAACTAAAAGCTGATAAAGCTGATGGTGAGTATACAACAATTAATATGCAGCGTGGAGGAAAATAATGACACGAATTAATAATACACGTAGTTCTAATTTAAGAGAAAATAAAGCTAGAGAAGAAATTGAATATACATTTGAAGAGCAAGATGTTCTTCATATTCCTGATGCAGTTCAAAATCGTTTCGCCAACGAAGGTATGACACTTGGGTGGGTAAGAATGACACTTAAAGGTGAAGATGACGTAAAACATTTAGGCAAGAAACTGCAAGAAGGATGGGTATTTGTTGACTTAGCTGAAGTTCCTGAAATGAGTGCAACCTCTTTCGTGAGAGAGGAAGGTAGATACGCAGGAGTAGTCTGTCGTGCTGACGTAGGATTAGCAAAAATCCCAACTGGTATCTATGAAGCTAGAAGTAAGTATTACAGAGATAAAAGTAAAGCCATGAATGAAGCTATTGAAGCTCAACTTATGAGTTCTAATAATTCTCGTATGCCTATTTCTAATAACAGTAAATCAAAAGTGATAACAGGAAGACAACCTAACTTTCAGGATTAATCCTTTTATTGCTTATTATTAATTAACAAAGGAGAAAGAATATGGCTTCAGTTGATAGTCCTAGAGGACTGGTACTGGCAAGAAAAAATGGCTCAGGTTCTAACTCTACTGGTGTTACTACAATTCCTGTTGGGGATAATATAAGCCCAATAGTTCCTTCAGCAGCATTGCCTACAAGCATGTTCACAGGAGATCCTATAGCAATTTTTAGTTCTGGCACAATTATACCTACAGGTGCTAATACAACTATAAAAACTGCAGGAGTTTTCCAAGGATGTAGCTATGTAGACAGTAATGGTGATCAACAATTCAGTAGATATTGGACAGGTGGTTCAACAGCAACAGACATTAAATTACATGTTTGTACTGATCCAGCTCAAACATACTTTATACAGGCAGATGGTCCTGTAACAGCAGCAGCAGGTTTTGGTGCTGGTACTTATAATGGTGTATGGACAGCAGGAGCAGGTTCAACAAAAACAGGTAATAGTGGCTATGAGTTAGACGCATCTGGACCTGTGCTAACAGATGTTAATTTGAGAGTTATACGTAGAGCTCCATGGGATACAGCGACAAGTTCATCAGCAGGTGAAACTGACGATTATCCATGGTATGAAGTACGTATTAATAATCATATTGATAATTATACAACAGCAACTGTTTCAACAGCTTAATTTAGAAAGGAATAATTAAATGGCTATTAATAGAGCAAGTATTGCCAAAGAGCTACTTCCTGGACTAAATGCAGTTTTTGGAATAGAATATGGCAGCGTAGATGAAGAACACAAACCATTATACGAAATAGAAAACTCAGACAGAGCATTTGAAGAAGAAGTACTCTTCACAGGCTTTGGTGCTGCACCTGTTAAAGGTGAGGGTGCTGCTGTAGTTTATGATGATGCATCAGAAAGTTATACTTCAAGGTATACTAACGAAACTGTAGCATTAGCATTCGCAGTAACTGAAGAAGCTATGGAAGATAATCTATATGACACTTTTGCAAAACTAAGAGCAAAAGGATTAGCAAGAGCTATGGGAAGTACAAAACAGCAAAAAGCTGCTGACTTGTATAACAATGGCTTTTCAACAAACCAAGGTGATGGTGTACCAATGTTTAGTGCAGCACACCCTGTAACAGGCTCAGGTACAGTAACAAACATTAGTACAGCAGCAGCTATAGCTGAAGGTACTTTAGAAGCAGCAATCATTCAGATACAAAAAACTACTGATGATCGTGGCATTCTTATAGGTGCTTCAGGTGTTTCATTACACGTACCAACAGATCTAATGTTTACAGCAGATGTATTATTAAATACTCCAGGTATAACTAATAGTAATAATAATGATATTAATGCTGTTAGACACTTAGGTGTGTTACCTGATGGATTCTATGTGAACAGAAGATTTACAGATGTAAATGCATGGTTCATTAAAACAGACGTACCAAATGGTACTAAAATGTTTACTAGAACTCCATTACAAACTAAAATGGAACCAGATTTTGATACTGGCAACTTACGATTCAAAGCACGTGAAAGATATTCTTTTGGTGTTTCTGATTGGAGAAGTTGGTTTGGAAATCAAGGAGCCTAATTATAAATATTGGAGGAGAGTAGAAATATTCTCCTCCTTTATATCCTAAGGAAAATAAATGGCAAATAATTATACAAGTAAATTTTTTAGTGGAGCAACAAATGGTGTTATTGTAACAACTTCTGATATAACAAGAGTTACAGCAATACAGGCAGCAGCAGTTACAGCAACAGGAACTTTTGCTCTTTCTGATTCTACTGGAGATAAAATAAAATTTCAAGTTCCTGCAAGTGGAACAGCAGATATTCATATAGGAGATATGGGTATTAGATTTGATGGAACTGTTTCAGTTTCTACACCTTCAGATGGAAGTTCAGTAACTTTAATATTAGGATAAATAAATGCCTAACTATTCTTATTTAAAAGATGATATTATAAATACAATAGAGAATGATTCAAATGAGTTTGCTACTCAAATTCCTTTTTTTGTACAGAAAGCTGAAGATCGTTTAATGAAAGAATTAGATGATGTAGCTTTAGATACATATTCTTCTGTTACTTTTACAGCAAACAATCCAATAGTAAGTTTACCTGATGGTGCATTAGTTGTACGTAATGTAAACTTTACAACAAGTGCAACTGTACTTGGTGAACCAACTGGTATTATACCTTTATTACAAAGAACATATGAATATGCAATAGACTATTGGAATAAACCTACATCTGTAGGAACTCCACGATATTATGCACGTAAAACAAATACACAAATTTACGTAGTACCTACACCTACTTCTACATTAGCAGGTGAAATACAATATACAAAACAACCTTTAGGTTTAGCTAGTGCTACAGGTACAAGTGCTACAACTTCTAATTACTTTAGTGAAAATTGTTATAATGCTTTATTTAATGCATGTATGATTGAAGCTAACTATTTTATAAAAGATTTTCAAGTCGTTCAATCATGGGAAGCTAAATATAAAAATTCTATAGATGCTCTTCGTAATCAAGCAAGACGTACTAGACAAGATGATATGCAATCAGCTAATAGTCCTACAGGTGGACCTAATCCAGTTATACAAGGAGCTAACTAATGGCATTAACTAGAGCTAAGATAATGCAACAAATACTTAAACCAAATACTAAAAAGAAAAAAAAGAAAAAAACTAAAGGGAGAAAAAAATGAGTAAAGAATTTATTATTGGAGGACAAGGTAGATTTCAATCTAGCGTAGAACCTAAAGATTCTAGCGTAACAAGTGGTAAACCTACAGGTCAAGGATTTGGTGCAGCTCGTAAAGGACCTGCAGTTAAAGGACCTATTGAAGCTGTATCTGATGCAGACTATCCTCAAGGAGAATCATTTGACATAGGTGGTGTTAAAAGTTCACCTATTATTGGTGCTAGGTAGTGCCTTTTAAGTCTAAGAAACAAAAAACTTATCTAGCTATTAATGAGCCAGATGTTTATAAAAAATTTAAAAAGGAAGAAACAATGATGTATGGTAAACCAATGAAGAAAAAAGGTGGTGGTAAATTAAAAAATAAAATAAAAGACTCATATAAAAAAATGGATGATGATTATAAAGAAAGAATGAAAGATCCACTTAAAGGTATAAAATTTACTAAACGACCTATGGGTGGTAAAGTCTACAAAGTAGATAACTCAGGTCAAAACTTAGTACAAAAAATGTATGGTGGAAAGATTAAAAAATGAGAAATAAAATATTAAATAAGATTATAAATTTTTTAAAAAGCTGTCTCTTATACACATCTCCGAGCCCACGAGA